ATCAACCCGAGGCGGGTTTTCAACTCACCGCCAGTATTCTTATTGGCCGGAACTCTAAGTTCACGGACCATCGTACGAGTGTCATCTGGTTCTGCCGGATCAGGGTAGATCATGTTTGCGACTCGACACAGGCCACCATATTCGAGCATCAGATCCGCACAGACCTCGAGCGTATCAAGAAGCTGACGACGGAACTCGCGAATCACCCTGATGTCTCCGAACGGTCCCACCTGGATGAACAGGACGACGAAGGGATTGGTGAAGCCATAGTCAACGGCCATGTATAACGGCCAGTCAGGCCGGTAATCGAAGTCCCCAAGGTGGATGTCGTCGTCATATTCCTTCATGACGACACCAGTCTTATCGGTGAACTCTGCACCATACTGACGATCGAACTCGTCAGTGGTCAGATCCTCTTCTGCTTCAAGGATTTCTGGATCCTGACGGCCATCAGGAAAGATGATGTCGTTAGTCCAAGACGGACGCTTCCACGAATACCAGTTAGCAAACCTAGTAGACTGCCCACGCTCGTAAAGCGCATACAAGAGCGAGTTCTCCGATTTGCCTTCCGGAACGCCGGAGAAAATGGCCTCACCTCTACGGTCCGAAAGGGCAGGACGAATGTATTGTCCCCAGGTGGTCCGCTTATGTCTACCCGCCTCAACCATCAGTACCCAGTCAAGCCCTTCACCGACTAGCTTCTCCGGATGCTGCGCAGATTTACCTACAACTTCGGCACCCCAAGACGTAACGATATGAAGCGATCCCGAATCAGAGTTCTTGACGAATCGAATGGCATCCTTGTCGACTCCGATCCTACGCATGTCATCGTAGATGATCCGAAACTCTTTCTCTGCATCGGTGTAGTTAGGCCCCACCACCCATCCCATCGACGGTAGCGAAGGATTGTACGGTGAATGTGCAAGAGGTCGTGTGGCCATCTCGTGTCCACCATAAAATGTCTTGCCCCAGCGTCGACCACACCGCACTACCTTGAAGCGGCCTCGATGATTATGCAAGTCTCGCTGCCCAGCATGAGGAGTGTAGTCAAACACGTCCTCGAACAACCTGGTCTTGCTCAATACCGGGGCAGACATTTTATAACACTCCGTTAGAGAAAAGAACAATCAGACCGATGATGGCAACTGCCGTACCAATACCTGCGTACACTTTGGTAACCAACTTGCCCGCACCAGCTCGTTCCGATTCTACAGTTTGAAGTCGACTATCAATTACATCTACTATCTTTTCAAGTGCTGCCAGTTGTTCTGTGGTTGCTACTCCCTGACGCAATTCGTTGAGAAGCGTCAACCGATCATTGACACTTGACTCTGCCTTTTCAACAGCTTCCTTTGCTGTCGCTGCAGCAGCACTCAACGCAATGTTCTGCGCATCGAATCGCTGTTGATACCGTAGATCTCGTTCATCAATCAAATCTCGAAGATGCCGAATAGCACCCCACACAGCAGCGAACATCTGTCAGTTCGATCGAGTAGTGAAGTTGCCCTCGAGCTCCGGCGGAATCACTGAATCAGGTCGAGTGCCATCGTCCATCGGATCGATAGCATAGACCATTGACAGCCGTTCGTTTGACGAAGGAACGTGCGGGGGCGGCTGGACCACACCGCCGACACCAGAGAATTCACCGGCTGAGGCATCGTCGTAGTCTAGTGGCGATACCAGGTCTCGGCTGTCGATCGGGGGCAGTGGTGGCGGATCCTGTGACCGACGAGGCTTGAACCCATACTGCGGACCGACGGGCTGACTCATCGCTTCTTTCCACTCCATGTACGGGCCTTCATCCTGTTGCCCGTGATTCGCGAGGTGGCACCGTCCTTCAGCCGTCCACCCCTCCCCGTCGGAGTGACGATCCGTCCGGGAGAGATAACCGTCTTGATCATCGACTTACCGGGTCCTAGCTGCGGAACCTTGTTGTTGGCACCAGATTTCACGACCTGGTTGCCCGAGTGACCCTTGCTTCCGCCACCGGAAACGGGCTTAACGTCCTGGCTCATTACTGATCCTCAAACTTTCGCTGGTGATGAAGGGCTCGAACGATCAGGTCAGCGTACGCTTCCGTTTGAGCGGTAGCCATTAGCCTATCACTAGGCCGACGGCCGTCCTTGTCGGGTGTCTCGCTTTCTTCCGACTCGATGATAGTCACCTTGTGGTAGCCACCCTTGCGATAGATCTTCATCATTTCCTCCGTCGCCTTGCCGATGTTCCACGGACCTTCACACCGCGCCAATCAGACCGCGTGGTGCTGATGTTGTGCGCCCACTTCTTGGCGGCAGCCGGTACGACTGCCCACATGAAGCGACGCTGTCGCTCAGATTTGAACTTCCCCTTCGCCATCCTCTTTCATCACCTTCCGGACGGAGTCCTGAAACTGTCCCGTGATGACCATGATCTTAGCCTCGGCATCACGAAGATCATCGGGCGTGAGGACACCCTTGTCAATCAACGCCTGGCGCAACACCGGATCGAACGGCATAGCGGGCCGTGAAGCGTCCTCAGAGCCACGCTGAGCCCGTTTTTGGTCATCGTGACGCCCACGGTCACCAAACGTTGTCTTGAACGGCACAGATCCATCGTTGAACGGATGCCTGACCTCTGGATGTTGTAGATGCCAAGCCCATGAATTACCGCAGGTGCAGCAATTCGTCTCACCTTGTACTATCTCGCTCATATCAAGTCCTCGTCTTCCTCTTCGTCCACCAGGTCACCTTCGATGACGTTCTGGTGTCCCTGCGGATACCCGTCGTCTAGGATGATGGCGGAGGCTATAGCCTGACGACGTGCGAGTAGCGGATCGTCTATCTCGACAATCGCCTTTGGCTTTCCGATCACGTGCTCTACGACAAACGTCGCTGCTGCAAATCGAGTCTTCGGGTCGACGATGTACTTGCCATTATCATCGACCTCCGTAGACTCGATCAACTCCTTCAACGCCCTTAGGGCGATGTCAAGCATCCCGCCGATCTGCCCGAAGGTCTGATCCAACAACCTGCGCTTGATCTCGTTCTGCAGGGCAGGTGTAATCCACTTTGGACGTGGCCCCCGGAAGTCACCGGACTTGGATCGTGGCCTGCCATGCGACAGTTCCTCAAGATCCCACTCCGCAATACGCTTGCCATACACCTCGTCTTGGTACATGTCGAGATCATTGGAAAACTTCATGTGCTTACGGCGCAATCGTCGTCTAATCTGTTCAGGCTTGCGCGATAGCTTCGACTCGTCTTTCGGCCTCCCACCGGGATTCAGTGGATTGGAACCTGCACGCGCCGATCGCTGATCAGTCATGACTCTCCGTCACAGACGAGAAGGGGACCACCTCGGCTCAGTCGAGATGATCCCCATACGGTACCAGTCAGTTATGACCCGGCCAGTGAATCGGTCCAAGAGTTCGGGCCGGTCGCCAGGGATCTTCCACCCGTTCAGGGTGTGGTACGTCTTCCTGGGTCGGACCCAGCATCTCAGGCCGCAATTCCTCCGTGCGATGGAACTCTGCGTCCACCACAAAGGATCCAGGCCTGAGACGAGGATCACGGACCTTACGTCTGGAGAATCGAATCCGTGGCCAGCGCATCAGTCCTCACCTGCTTGCTTGAACTCCATCTGCAACATCATGCCCAGCATCTTGTAGAGACCCATGACATGATGCCGAGGAATGGTTCTGCCGTTCACGAACCACTGGTAAGTCGCATTGTCCTCCACAATCGAAGGCCATGTGCAGACGATCAGGAATTCACCAAGCATGAATCCCTCACCACATCCGGTCATCTCGTACGCGTCAGCTACCCGCTGAATGGCCGCTTCCATAGCATCATCAGCGTCGATCTGAAGCTGAGTGCGAGTCTCAGCCACGGACCACACCACCGGGCTCGTTTACGATGACGTGGTGGCCTGAGATCGGATCCTTCTCAAGCACGAAGTCCTGGTACATCGCAGGTTCCGTCGCCCGGAGGATCTCGAACAGGGCCACAGCCAGTTCACGAATCTCGGCATCCGCGTGGATCGTCCCGCGCTTTGTCAGGAACTCACGCCACGAGCGATGGTTCCCCGTGACTACGATCGCTGTGGGGGTCATGTTCGGCAGCACGCTCCGCGCGGCCTCACGAGCCATCTTGCGGGCTTGATGCGCGGTATACCCGGTACGAATCAGCCGGGGCATCCAGATGGCTACGAGCGCATCATAGTCCTCAACAGCCCGTCGCCACGCAGCCAGGATGATGCCCTGAGTCTCACCGATCGGGTCCGTGGGGTTGTTCTCCCACGAGTCACGGTATAGCGGAGGCACCACGAAATTATCCTTGTCCACCTGCACGTATCGCTGCGACAGTTGCGAGAACGACAGGTGACGATGCCGGACTAGCTCATGCGTCAGCGACCGCGAGACGTCGCTGACTCGGAAAGTCATCGTGCCATGCTCCATCACCGAGAAGTGGGCCTGGTCGATGATATTGCCGATATAGCCAATGTTGGTAGCAGTGGCCGGATTCGGCTTCTCCCACGATTCGTAGCACTGTCGACCGGAGAATTCGGTGAGCTGCGAAGCATCGTCGAAGCTTTCGTACTCGCCAACTTCCGGCTTCCACTTCCCATCCGACTCGTCAATTGCGGTCCCGTAGTTCATGTGCGTCCGTGCGATCAGTACAACCTTCATACTATGGCCCGTTCCAGTTGTAGTGCGCGCACCAGATCTAGTGCACGTAGTTGGTACCCCGTGGCTGCGCCATGTGCGCGAGCCCAGACAGTATCTCGGCCCGAGCCACGTCCCACACCAGCGTGTCTCGAGGTGTGACCGAACGCCAGGGACAGAACACCATAGCGCCGGAATGTCAGCCGTGCCCACCGGCACAGCACGTAGAACCGCAACATCGCTATTCCTCCATGAGAGCCAATTCGGGGCGGGAGTTTGACCAAGGCACAGACCGGAGGTCCGGTGGGCAATGCCCTTCACTTGATCAACGACTCCCGCCCCGTGGGACAACCCAACCGACGAGGTGGAACGGGGAAGTTACCTCGTGTTGTGGCTGCCCAACCAACGTATCACGACTCGATCACGAGCCGCGCATAAACAGCCGGGGAGTCACCGAACTGCATGAACTTGATCTCTTGACTAGACCACATCGCAAGCTCTTCGACCGGGATTCGCAACGTGTGGGTCACCATCCCGGCCAGCACATGCGCCAACATGGCGTGAGTTGCCCGCTCAGCGTCTGGATAGGTCGGGGGTACCGAACGCATCACCCCCGGCGTTTCCGGGTCGGCTGCGATGTCCTGGTCCGTTCGTACCGTTGTGCTGTCCTCGCTGATCCGTAGATCGCCGGAATCGCTCACCATAAACTCGAGGATATGGCCCTCGTCATCCATGGTGTAGACCTTGTCCCCTGGCTGGTGGATCGTAACCATCTTAGGCATCAGCAAATCCTTCGTTTCGCAGTACCTCGGACGTTCCCTTACGCAACCGCTTCTTGACATGATGCCCCAGCTTGTCAAGGGGCACACCGGTTTTCCTCCGCTCCAGCGCATAGGCCGCACCGGTGTCTTGTACGCCGTTCCCGAGTTCCTCAAGAACCGCATTGAACAGCGGAGTATCGTCATCCTTCGTGAACAGACTTGTCATGAGGATATCGTCACATTCTCTGTGGAGCCGCACCACTCATCATGATGCGGCTACACGTCAGAGACCTGCAATGCCCTCGATGAATCGATCATCGTCCGCTACGGCGTTGTTCAGAGCCCGCTTGACACCGTTAAGGGCGAGCAACAATGCAGCGGCTGCTTGCTGAGCCTCTTCGAGGATGTACTTCGCCTCTCCCAGGTTGTTGGTCGCAGACATGATCGATCCCGAGTCGAATTGATCGAGGATGTTGTAGTGAGCCTGTGATGCCTCCTCGATCCTGTCAATCATCGTCTGCAAAGGCAGATCCTCAGCTGCTCGCTGGATGGTGACTGCAAGCATCGCTTCAATGTCGAGGATCGGTTCCTTTGCCTGCGCAACTGCGGCACGCAGTTCGGGAATGCTGGCCATCAGACCGAGTGGATACCGTGGATGAATCGGTCATCGTCCTCGTGAGACCCCGATACAGCCTGTCGCGCAGCCGCACAGTCCATGAGCGCCTGACCGCACGCCTGCTGGGCCTCCTCGACGTGCGCAATCGCCGCGATGAGCTTGCCATTAGCCGCCATCAACGACCCGCTCTCACTGCCCACACCATCCATGATCTGGGAGTGCGCGCCGACCGCTTCCTGCAACTTCTCGATGATCTCCTGGAAGTGCAGATGATCGTCGAAGGCCTGAATGACCTGCGACAACATCCCTGCCGCCTCGGCGCTGATCGCTCGTGCGCCGTTGACTGCTGCCGATAGTTCCGGAATGCTCGTCATGCCCGTTCCTCTTCCTGTGATCGGATATCCGCCGGTTGTCAGCGGGACTTCTCCGGTTACGTCCGTACGCTGATCACGTACGTCTTCATCCTCGCGACCACCAAGTGCCCAGTCCGGCGAGTCAGGTTCTGGCTCACGACCGATGCGGTGTGGTCCACGATGGGACTGAGACTCATTGCGGTTGGTATCTCCGGGATGCATTCGCTTCCACTCGAGATCTGCTACCGCTTGAGACACTTTGGGATAATCCTGGTTCCTTCGTTCCATCAGGTGTTCCAACGTCGCGGTATCGATGGGGTAGTACATGTTAGATGCCGGACACTGACCGGTCAGGTATCGACTACCGACCGGATGCGCCTTGATGATGTGGCGTCCAGCACGTAGCCGTCCACTGCCGCTAGGTGTGGTGGGTACGACCTGGATAATCGCAGTGCACCAGTAGTAGATGCAGGCCATGGTCATCGACTCACCCCTGCGGGGGATGGGAAAGTCATCCATCGCTACTCCTCAACGGCTCCCAGAACGGCAGACCTGCGTTCTCACGCTTGATCACAATCAGAACCACCCGATTGGTCTTCATGTTGCGCAGCCCGA